ATTTTCTTGTACCTAAACCAATACTAAAGGGTACGGCGGTTACCCCTACAGCGGCTGATTTTAGATACTTCAACGACTATACCTACCCGCAAGGCGGGATGGTAGTTGGGGCTAAAGGTTTGTTAACAATTACATCGAATTATATAAGAAAAAATATTTTACGTGGAGTTGCCCGAGGCATTCTTCAAGGAGTTTAGTAATGGAAATTATTCGTCAAAAGGCAGTTGAAACACGTATTGCTTTTCCACTGATAACATCTGCTGGTTCTGATTATTTTTCTAGCACTGTTTGGGGTTCGTTAACAAGTGCAACAGCGTATATAATGAGTTGGCAAGATTCTCAAGATATAACATCAGCAGCTTTGATAAATTCTCCTGTGGAAATAGCTGATACTGGAATATGGTCTATCACGTGCACTTCAGCTGAAATGAATCCGGATTCTGGGGCAGATGAATATGTATTGATAAAATTTAATGCTGAAGAAATTCAAGAGCAAACAATATTGATTCATTTAGTAGATTATCAATTGCGAACAGTTTTTGATATAAACAATCGTATCAATGGAGTTGCTGGTACAAAAAATACTTTAGATGATTTAAATGATATTACAAGTGCAGCAGCATATGATGCATCTATTTCCGCAAATGAAAATCTTGCAACAACAGCTCAATTAGCTGCAAGTGCTAATGCAATTATTGCAGAAATTGATGTAAATGAAATAAAAATTGATACAATTACTGCAGATACAAATTATTTAACGACTAATACTATCAGTGCTAATATAGTGGAAGTGCAAGGCGATGCTGTTCAACTTAGTGCTTTTAAGAACACAACAACAGAATTGTATACACAATCTTTTTCTGCTATTGATGTAGCTATTGATTCCAAAGATGTAGCACTTGGAACAGATGTAGTGACAGCACACGATTCAATCATCGCTCAAGGCAATGAATATTGGGCAGCTTCTGCTTCTGTAGATGAAACATCTGCCGGCTGTGTGCTTGCTATTCAGGACCAATTCTCCTTCAGTGGTAATAATGTTAATGTATTTGTGTCTGATAAAACAAACTTCAACGACATTACGGTAGCAGAGATTTTAAGTGGAGGAATCGATAACACTACACTGCAAGAGGCAATGGAGAAGCTCCTTTCATTTTGCATTGGTAAAATTGATGTTGATGGAAACACCCTCCGTTATTTTTATCAGGATAATAGTACTTCAGCATTTGCACTAAGTGGTGATAATTCAGGTCGTATTCAAATATAAGTGGGTAACACATGACTACGTGTAACATAAATGGTTTTAATATTAGTGATCTACACGGTCGTATGTTCAACGGTTATGCTGGAAACATTGAAAGTTTAGCAGAATTATGGAATAATGGTTGGTTTGCATATCCATGTCCAACAACCTCTTCACAACAATTTCGGATAAGTGACATACACGGTCGTATGTTCAACGGTTATGCTGGAAACATTGAAGGCATAGCGGAATTATGGAATAATGGTTGGTTTGCCCACGAAACTAACACTACTGTAACAGTTTGTCCTGCTTGTTTAAGCTTATCAGCAAATGCATTAAGTTGTATTATCGGCATTATTGATATGCCGGAGTATAATCAAGTAAGTGATCTTCCAAATGGTTGGCTTCGTAAATGTCCAGAAGATACTGATTATGATCCAGAACGTGAGCTTCATAAGATGCTCATTATGGAAATGTACAATATGTGGGGCGTACCAATGATTTATTATGCTAACACATTTGATACAAATTACAACAAAATCTGGGGTGAAGATAACGATTCATTTATTGCATCAGCATTTGGCAACATAACAGCATCTGGAACATATGCTCCTTTCGAAGGTGTTTTACAGCGCTACGATATAATGGTGTATTATGAGCTTCCTCAAGAACAACAAACAAACACAATTCTCGGCATCGAATGGTTAGATGAATTGGTGTTATATATCTCGAAAGAGCACTTTAGTTATATGACGAGTGGTTACACACCAAAGGTTGGAGATATTTTACATCCTCAATATACACCACAACATTATGAAATATCATATGTAAAGGATAAAGTTGATCAATTTGAACAAGATCAATATGTGTGGGAAGTGCACTGTATTACGATGGTAGATGAGCGTCGCAATTTAAGTGCTTCACTTTCAGGTAGTGAAATAAGCCATGTCAATGAACAGGATGATAATTTTGAAATTAACAGCACAGTTGATAGTAAGAAGGATGATATCGTTTATCCTGATAATGCACTTATGGAACGTGTTAAAAGAATCAACCAGATGGGAGGTTGGTAATGGGTAATTTCGATAACCTACCACGTCGTAAAAATGAATTCTTTCACCATCAAGAGGGTGAGTGCTATGATAGCGAAAAGGAGTTATTTCAACTTCTTTCAACTGAGTATATTAACCAACATGGTGTTTGTTGTGTTTATTATGTAACTACTTGGAACGTAGATTATAATAGAATTTGGGGTGAGGACATGGACCGTTTTTATGTACGATCATTTGAAATTATGACGATGTTTGAACTACCAACTGAAACGGGAGTTCATTCAGTACAAGGATTTAATTTACAAGAAAGCTTTCACATGTATACGACACGTCGTCACTTTTCAGCGGCATTACGCACGAATGGAATTTGCCCTGAGTTTTACGATAATGATAAACCTGTTGTGGGAGATATCATTCAAACAAAATATAATCATCGCTTCTGGGAGATCACAGAAGCAAAACCAGTTGCAATGGATCTACATTTACAATCAAAACACGCATGGGACATATCTGTGATACCATGGACTAATGAACAGATTTCATTGTCATCAAGTACATCCGCTGATTTAACAACACCTCTACCGATGCAAGTTAATAATGAGGACATCTTCAATATTTCCGATACAGTGGATGAGAAGAAAGAATCTATTAATTACGACCCACCTGACAATGAACAGTCAAAAGATTCAAATATGTCTGGATGGTGGTAAAGATAAATACCTTTATACACCATTATTTTGGAGGAATAAATGAGCCTTGACAAATTCGTAAATGAAGAAAACGAACGCAATGAACTCCGTAAGTTGCTCAAGGGGGAGAATGATTCAGCTGAAACAACAACTTTCAACAACGATTTCTTCCACCTTGAAGAAACATCCAACTCTGAAGATAAACCTGAACCTATCGTTGATGAAGTGGTTGAGGAAACTGAAAGAGAAGAGACGATTGAAGAAGTTGATAGAGCTGTAGAAGAACCCACTCCAGTTCCAAAACCAACAACGGCTCAAAAAGCTCAACGTTATCTTCAAAATGAACCAACACCAATCAAATCATTGAAAGAAGAAGTAAATGGTGAAATGTATGCAACGATTGAGAGGATTGTTGCATCTATGGCTCCATATGGAGTTCAAGGAACTGGCGGTGGCGGACTTGGCGTTCATGCAGTTCGTGCAGAAATCTCTGACTACACATATAATAAAACACATATTGATTCATTAACAGGAACAGGACAGAGTAATACTGCATCTAATGTTGGTGGTGCTAACGAATTATTTAAGCAGAAGTCTGGTGTTGATTTACAGTTTAGAACTCTTTCAGCCGGTGATAGAATTTCTATTACAAGCGCAGCTGATACTATACTTATTGATACGATTGAAAATCTAACTCCAGGTCCTTCAACGTATACTGATTTTAATACAACTCTTTCAGCTAATCCAACGTACCAAGAAGGAAGAGTCTTTTGGGATTCAACCAATCATACCCTTGCACAATATACTGATATATCTGCCGTAACACAACAGATAGGTCAAGAGTTCTATATAAGAGTAATCAACGATACAGGAGTTAATATTCCCAATGGAAGTCCTGTAACAATATTAAGTGCTAGAGATGGTTTCCCGACCGTTAGATTAGCATTTTCTCATATTGGAATAACTCATTCTGTTGGTGTTGCAACGCATGAAATTGGTAATGGCGAGCAAGGATTAGTAACACTTCTTGGAACTGTGGGTGGTGTTGATACATCAATGTGGGAAGTGGGGGATGATTTGTATTTGTCAACGTCTGCTGGAATATTAACTCACACTCCACCATCTTCTCCATATACAACAGTTGAAGTTGGTCATGTTATTGTTAAAGATACAACTGAAGGAAAACTATTAATCAAGATTGATGAAAAACCATTAACAGTTGACGAGAATCAGTTGATATATGTATCTGTTAGTGGAACAGATATTAGTGGTGCTGATGGTACAGATGGGAAACCATACAAAACTATTAAGTATGCCATGTCGCAGATTACCGATAATAGTATTACTAAAGGTTATACCATATTAGTAAAGCCTGGTACATTTAATGAAGTTAACCCAATCCAAATGAAACCCTTCGTTTCTGTCAAGGGATTGGGAGCTGCTCCAAATACTATTGTCAATGCTACAGTTCCTAATCAATCATTATTCATTGGTGAAGGTAACGCCACTTTAGAAAATGTATTTGCTGTAAACCTTTCTGGATATTGTTTTGAAGCTAATACATCAGGCACAATGACTCTTTTCAGAAATATTATGAATGGAAAAGGTTTAATTCTTGTCAATCATATTGGCGCTACTGTATTAGCAGATGAAACATTGGTTGAGAATTTGAATCCAATATTTTCTCCTGTGGGATTTGGAGTATACGCAGGAGACTTGAAATGTAATATTATTCAGACAGTAACGACAATATCAGCGGATAAGTTTTTTGAAGTCAGTGGTGCTAACGCTACTTGTGAAGTTAATAATATTGACAGTGATAATCCATATACAAATACTTGTTTTAGAAGTTGTGATAGTGGTGAATTAACAGTAAGAGGATTTGATATTAGATATGCTTCAAGTGCATTCTCTTTTGAGACATCATCATATAATCACATATTGAATGGATATATTAAAGATTCAGATTTGGCTGTAAGTGTTGATGGAAATACGACAAAGTTAGAAATCTATGGTGTAGCAACAGATGATTGCGTGATTGATTTTATATCAACATCAGGAACAAAAGTGATTGGTACTGGTAATTCGTTCAGAAATGATAGGATGTTTATTGATGGTGCAGATGTGTTATTGACACATATTTCAGAACAACCTGGTGATGAGGGATTTGATATTAAAGGTGAGCTTCATGTTGGTTCTCCAGAACAACCAAAAGAATCTTGTCTTGGTCAAGGTGATAGTTATACAAGAGGAATGTTGGTATATCAATATAATCCATCAACATCAGCTTATACAAATGTATCAGTATCAGCGGCGGCATATGATTCACTTCCATTTGGATTTGGAACAAACACTTCAGGTACTTGCTTGTATATGGCATCAGATTTACAAAACAATGGACAGTATTTCGGACACCAAGGAGTTAAATTAATTATTGATACTTCGGCTAACGGAGGTGCAGTTGCTTTAGAATATTGGAACGGAACAGCGTGGACAACATTCAACTATATGGTAACAGATTCAGATTCACCATATTATCCTTATGCAAAAGATATAGTCCTTCCTGCTGGTTCATATCAAGTTAGATATGATAACTGGACATTAAAGGAACTCCGCTGGAAGAAAAATGATCCAATAGGAAGTGGAGTAAATAGATATTGGACACGTTGGAGAATAACAACACCATTTACACAAGCACCAATTTTCCAACAGATTAAACTTCATGCTAATCGTATGGAAATTAATGGTGATGGATGGCCTGAATATTATGGAAGAGCAAGGCCAATTGGAACATTGCCTTGGGACATTGTAGTTCTTGAAAAAGCGGCAACAGCTCCTGGCGACCAAGATTTATACATTAGTGATAATATTGATGTTGGTGGAAAAAAGAACGCTTTTGATAATGGAGATATTTCGAGAGTTGGTTTTAAAACGACAATACCTTATGATTGTGATACATCAACTCCTGTTAAATTTGATTGGAGTTATGTTACAGATGATGCCTCAACAGGAAATATTAATTGGGTAATACGTTGGGGGTATGTTGCTGATGGTGGAAATGTTTATTATGGTCAAGCGGCGGCACCAACGTCTGCTTCAACAGAAAAGAATTATACATCTGCATTATCTGCTCCAATTGCCGCAAACACACTTAAATGGAGTTCTGTAAATTTAGATATTAGTAATATGAGAGCAAGAAGAAAGAGTGGTTTCCCAGATACTATATGGCTTTCAATTCAAAGAACAGGAACAACAGATACTCATGGTGGTGATGTTGCATTGGTTGCTTTAAATGCAAGTTATGCAAAATGGTGTGATGGCGGCCATATAGATCCATTTAATGATTAATATAAATAGTAAAGAATATTGTTACTTATGGAGGTTAACATGCTTAACGAAAAAGTTAGTGAAGCACTCAAGAAGCGTATGAAGATGATGCGTGAAAAAATTAAATGTGAAGAATGTGGTTGCGGTATTCCTGTTTATCCAGGACGATATCCAACCAAGTGTCCAGAATGTGGAGCTTCGCTTGGTGAATCAAAAGATAAAAAAATGGTAAATGATGAAAATTTAACACCATGGGAACAATACATTCAATATAATGAAAACATTACATCCTTTAAGGTTTGATTTTTATTTACCAGAACAACAACTGTGTATTGAATATGACGGTGCACAGCATTTCAGAGCGGTAAAGAGGTTTGGTGGACTGGCAGCGCTGAAACAAAGACAAATTAACGATCAACGGAAAACAGAATGGTGTGGTGAAAAGAAAATGAAATTAGTTAGATTTAATTATAAACAAAAACATAATCTTGGTAAAATGATTCAGGAGTTATTTTATGGGAAAATTTAGAAAATTTATCGAAAGCTATTTTTTTAACTCTGCAAAAATCAACTTGTTAGAGGGAGGATTGGGTGGCCACATGTCGCATCCCTACGACGTTCTGACCCCAGACGACTTTCTCGATTTCTTCGACAAGCTTCTGACTGGTAAACTCGATGCTACTGAAAAGGTAGACGGTGTAAATCTCTTCGTAGGTTTCAACAAAGCAGACAAACTGGTATTCGCTCGCAATCGCACTGAAGCACCAGACACAAACATCGCAAAGAAATTCCCTATCACGCATCCAGGTGGTGATGCATTCCGCGCAGGTTTTGCCGCTCTCAAACAAGGACTCGAATCATTGAGCAAAGCAGAACGTGTTGAACTTGGTCTTATTAATTCAGATGGTACTCCACGTGCATTCCTTAATCTCGAAATCATCTATGGTGAGATTCCAAATCTTATTCAATATTCCGATACAGATAATTTTATTATTTTTCACTCAATGCACGGAACTGATGAACAAGGATATCCACCACTTGAATTTAGTCCAAAGACACTCAAAGACATTGCCAATAAAATTAAACAGATCAAGGTTAAATCAGAAGTAGTTGATTATATTGGTCCTGTGAATAATGTGAAGAGAAATGTGCGCATGGCAGATTCGAATTGGATCTTTCGTGGCCAAATTGAGATACCTCATTCACGCATCAAAAGTGATTTGGAAGCCGTTGCTTCCAAATTCAAGCGTTTCCCAGAAGTTAAACAACTCAGAAACAAAGCAGATATGAGTGATGAAGAACTTCACGATACAATGAAGACGTTGGCCGCAAAGGTTGGTGCTGAAATACTCATTAATTTATCGTCCCAGTTGTTTACCGGTAAACGGAAAACTGACACTGCTCATCCAAAGATTGAAGGTCTTGTGACCAAATATGGAGATTCACTTATTAAGATTACTGGTGATTTTGCTGCTCTCAATCAGAAGCTATGGGGTCCTCTTCGTGGTGGATTAGATAACATCATTAAAGAAGTTATGACCGAAATATTTACCAACCAACTCAAGATTCCAAAACTTACACAGATTATGAAGCGTTCATGGATGGGTCAGAATGTTCAAGGTGATCCGGTTAAATTCCTTATGTTTAAAAACAAGAAGGAATATAAGAATGGACAAAATGTAGATGTAGAAGTTGACAAACGTAAGATTTTGAAGAGCATCGATACCGCTTTCAATAAGTTGCAACAGGAACATGATAATATTCTTATGGACAAATCAAACGTTAAGCAGGTTGATATCATTCGAGCTCTTCGGATTGGTGGTTTCAAACTACTTGAACTTAAAAAGGGCCTAAAGAACGTAAGTACACGTACAGAGTTGTTACAGTTGGTAGCAACAGTTATGTTTGGTCTGTAAGGAGAAAATATGGCACAACAAGAAGAACGCTCGAATATTGACAATATTATCACATACATTCTTATTAAGAAGTTGATGACACCCATTACGAATACGGCAGCATATCGTGCTGGACTGGTTGATACTGCGGGCAGGGTTGTTAAGGTGCCGGAAACCGAAGAAGAGAAAGCTGTCCTCACTACATTCGATAAATTTATCTTTAAGTTGAAGAGATTGTTGGGTGCAAAGATTGGTGCTCTTCATAAATTTCTATACATTCAGACTATAAATAATGATTTCTATAATAAATTGATTGTTAGAGGTTCAGTTCAGAGTAGAGCAGAAATTCGTCGGATTCAAGCGGACATAGATAAACTTCAGGAGAAGTATGATATGCCTTTGGAGACTTTCTTGATGGGTTTGGCGAATGAGCTGGTGAGATCTCAAGATGTTCAAGGTTATTAACATTTAGCTTATAATCAAATAAAACAGATTTCTGAAATACTGGAATCTAAAATAGGAGTTTAAATGCCAAGTAATGTAGTAACATCATTTGCGAAGAAGACAGGTAAGTCTGTTGATGATGTAGAAAAAATGTGGGATGACGCTATTAAAATTGTCAAAAAGCAGTATAAGGACGTTGAAGATAGCAGTGATGATTTTTACCGTCTTGTCACAGGTATATTGAAGAAGATGCTTAAAATCGAAGACACCTCTGCCACAACTACTTTATCTCTTGGTGGTACAACTGACGGTGTGTCAGATCCTAATTCATATAAAGTGTTTAAGAAAGTTGGTAAAATCAAAAAGCGTAAGGTTCGTGTTGAAGGTGCGAAAGAGTATTTGAAGCGCGTTCTTAATGGATAATTATGAGTTATGCGGATCTATCAGAATATAGACGAAAATTATTGCAGTTTCCGAAAGAATCAGTTGGTACTATGCGTACTGGGCATGTGTATGCGTTTTACTATGATTTTGATGTAACAGATTATTCAAATGATATTGTGAGATATTTTGATCATTTACCTCTGGCCTTTATTACGCAGGTAATTTCAAAACACAACATGATGCAAGGCATCAATATACATCACATGCCTCTTAAAATACGAGAAATGTGGTACCAACGAATTAAGTTTGTTGCACGTATTGGACAAATGCTTCGATTGGGGAAAAAAATAGACCGAATGTCGTGGCTCAATTATCAACGAATGGTGATGATTTTTAGAGATACAAAATATGCGGTCCGCAACTATAAGATAGGTAATATAAAGGATGTACGACAGATTCCTTTAGATCAAATCGACGACCTGATGCAGTACTACGCACGGACATATTATGGTGCCTCGTATTCACAAGTAGTTTCACAATTCGTTCAACGTAAAAGTAGGTAATGTATGGCACAATTCAACATCTTTAAGCTTCTAACTGTTGGTGATAACGCCTTCTCGAAGTTGTTTCGTAATACAGACGATAAAGAGGAAGTGAAACGCAACACAGAAGAAATGACTAATAGTCAGGGTATTTCCGAAGAGCAGATTGAAGCAGCTCGTCTTGCAGCGCGAATGGGAATATCTTCAGATATACATGCTAACTTTATTGACTTTGAGCCTTACCTTAGAGGTAAGAAAACAAAGATTGGTAAATATCGTGAAATGTCTTTGTACGCTGAAGTAGCAGATGCTATTGATGTGATAACAAACGATGCTATTGTTGAGGATGCATCGGGAGAAATCATTGCTTTAAAAATTAACAAAGATAAACTACCAGGGCAAAAACTTCCGGAAGCAGTAGAAAAGCGTATGCGTGCTGCCTTCCAGTATTTACAGGAAGAAATCCTTCGTTTTAATGAAAAGGGGGAAGATTATTTCCGCAAGTGGATCATTGAGGCTGAATTGTTTCAAGAAATCGTTCCGAGTAAAGATGGTAAGAATATCGTTGGTATTCGAGTACTTCCTGCATGGACAATGGTGCCAATTTACACCAATGGAAAAATCAATCATTTCTATCAAATGCTTACGCCTGATATCACACTTGATCATATTCTCAGAGGAGATTTTAAGGAAGGTGTTGATGTTCGTCGCTTTGAAAAGAATCAAGTTGTATACGTTAATTATGGATTGTATGGAGATTCTCTACTTGATGTGCGAGGATACCTTGAATCGTCTAGCCGTACATATAACCAACTTCGCAATCTCGAGGATGCAATCGTTGTGTATCGTCTTGTACGTGCTCCAGAGCGTCGTGTATGGAACATCTATACTGGTCGTTTGACAAAGGGTAAAGCAGAGGAATATATTAAGGGTCTCATTCGTCGCTACAAGAAGAAGAACATATATGATCCAGCAACTGGAATGATCGATTCACAACAAAATGTTCAAGCGATAACACAGGATTTTTGGTTCAGTCGTGATGAATCAGGAAATGGTACTTCTGTTGATACAATCGGAGGTGGAATGAACCTCGGTGAAATTGACGACCTCAACTATTTTCTTCAGAAGTTCTATAAGGCATTGAAGTTGCCTTCATCTCGTTGGTTGAATCCAGGCGAGAATAGTTGGAACTCTGGACGATCAGGTGAAATTACTCGTGAAGAAATTAAATTTTCACGGTTTATTCAAAATTTACGCAAGCGTTTTAAATATATGATTCTTGGCCCCTTCATACAGCTTTGTCGCATGCGCGGAATAGACGATATATATCTTAAACATGGTGTTGTTGATGTCGAGTTCAATGAATCGAACCTATGGAAAGAGTTTAAGGAGTTGGAAATTCTTGAAGCTCGTTTTGGTATGTTTTCGAATGCAGACTCATACATTTATAATGCAGAAGATAATCCATCCGGTTATTTCTCACGTGAATACGCATTACGTAACTTCTTCCGTATGAATGATGAAGAGTTTAACGAGAATAAAAAGTTGTTAGAACAAGAGAAAAAGAAGAATCCACCTGAACCAGAAGATCCACCTGAACCAGAAGATCCACCTGAACCAGAAGAAGAAGAAGGTGGTACGGCATCACCATCTTTTGGATAAGTGTAATGTGACAAAATATAAATACTAATACAAAGGAGGTTTATTATGGCAGATAGATTAATTGACACACTACAGAACAAAGAATATTCCGATCTCAAGGATAATATTGAAAAGGTTATTGCAAAAAAGGTTGTTGCACGTGTAGCAGCAAAACGTGACACTGTTATTAGTAAGTTGAACGGCATTGCTGTTGAACCAACTGACGATTCAATAGGAGATGAATAAACATGAAGTTACTCACAGAATTCACTGATTTTAACAGTCTCGAGGTGCTTGTTGAAGGTGAAGAGGATAAAGCGAAAACATATCGCATTAAAGGTCCTTTTCTTCAGGCTGAAGTCAAGAATAGAAACGGTCGAGTTTATTCTGGTCAGATTTTGACCCGTGAAGTAAAGATGTTTAACGAAGAAAAGATTAAAAAGAACCGTGCTCTTGGTGAACTTGATCATCCACCAACACCAACAATTAATCTTAAAGAAGTTTCACATCGTATTGAGTCACTTGTGATGGAAGGTAATGATGGTATTGGAATTGCAAAATTACTCGATACCCCAACAGGTCGAATTGCACAATCGCTTGTTAAGGAAGGAATCCTTCTTGGAGTATCAACACGTGGTGTTGGTTCACTTAACGGTGAACGAGTAAATAACGACTATAAAATGATCACTATTGACATCGTGGCAGATCCATCAGCACCAAATGCGTTTGTTGATGGTGTGCTGGAAAATAAAGAATTTATTATTGAAAACGACCAAATCGTTGAAGTTGCAGTGGAACAGCTTCGAAAACGTGTCGATCAGAAGGCAGATTCAGGTACAGTGCTTAAAGCCCTAACCGATTTCCTTGACGACATTCGAAATGGTTGGAACTAATAATAGGGTGAAAATATAAGTACCTGTAATGTAAACGTTCCAATAGATAAGGAGGACGGCATATGACAATTTTGGAAAAACTCAAGGATGTTTTGGAAGCAGAAGATCTACAGAAGCTTAATGAATACATTAAGACTATGGTTAACGAAGAAGTTAATAAGCGTGTAGCTATTCTTGCTGAAGAACGCACTGCAAAGCTTGATTTAATGGCTGAAAAGTACGTTAACGAGCGTGTAGCAGTTGAAAAGGCAAAAATTGAAGAAGAGAATCAGAAGTCACTTGAAGAGATGGAAGACCGTCTCATCAGTCAGCTTGATTCATTTCTCGAAGAAGAGATTAACGAGAACATTTCTGATGAAATGCTTGA